CCTAGTTAACGAGCCAAAGGGTTGGGTCGTAGGTTCGGGTGCGGAATTGAGTTCGGCACCCAGCGGTGGGGCCACGAGAGTCAAGAGAGAGTGAGGTTTTACCGGCAAGGTCGTTGTCGGGTATGACCCACACTCTTTGTTCATCTACTACTACGAACAGGTCGAAGTCTCCCGGTTCGTACCTCTTGTTTCCCCTTTCCACTCGGACTTGGAGGTACTCGTTCGGTTTGGAGAAGGACCATGTAGCTTTCTTCACCTGTACCTTGAGGTACTTCCTATCCTTACTGACTACGAAGTCGGCGCGTGACTGCTGAACCGCAGGCCACCACACTTCGTAGCCGTTGGCTAGGAAGTAATTGGCGGCTGTGTTCTCAGCTATCGCACCGGATACTGATCTTTCCATGTTCACCTCAGTGACAATCGGCCCACGAGTCGCCGACCTTGGCTTCTCCTGTGATTGGGCAACGCAGGTTGAATCGTTTACCAGTGATGGCGATGAGTTCCACGCCGCGAGAGCAGAGGAAGTCCGTGACCTCCTGATCTCTGCTTGCTATCTGTAGTTCGTCGTGGACCCACGCTAGCGGGGACCAGCGGCCATCCCATGAGGGAGGACCGAACTTCTCCAGTAGCTCCTCGTACAGCGCGACGATCCAGTACTTCACGATCACCGAGCCGCTGCCTTGGAGCAGGGTGTTCAGCGCTGCATGTGCTGACCGACAGGCGACGAGTCGTCCGTCGAGCAACCTGAACCAGCCCTGTTCTGCTACTCTCTTGATGTCATCGACCAACAGGCCGATACCTTTCATTCCCGCTTGGAACTTCGCTCGGCTCGCCTTACCCGCGGCGGCATCCTTCCCAAGGATTTCACCGAGCTTGCCATCACCCGCACCATACAGGTAAGCGTACCACCATGTCTTGAAGACGGGACGCTCATCAGTGAACCCACCCGCGGTCATGCCTGCGGTGTGTGTGTCACCTTCCTCCACGTAGCGTGTGAACTCACCGCCGTCGAACTTCGCAGCGTAGTGAGCAAGCATGACGTTCTCCAACCCGCTAACGTCAATGCCAACCTGCTTCCAGCCGGGAGGAGGACCGAACAACTCGCGGCACTCCTTCCCGTAGGGCTTGTCGGCTGACGGTACCTGTCCCATGTTTGGGTTCGAGTGCGCAGCCCGGTGCGTGATGGTACCGGACTGATTGCATCGACCATGCATGTTGCCGTCGTCACCCACCTTCTTCATCCACGAGGTCTTCCCACCCTCAAGCATGCTGATGATCTTCTTGATCTTCGCCCACTTGAGGAGCGGGTCTTTCTCAGGGTACGGTAGCATCTTGATGACAGCCTCGTCAAACTTGACGTTCCCGATGTCGGTCGTGACTGTGGGCTTCCACCCGTACTTCCTCTTCAGGGCATCGACCACCTGTTGATCGGAGCCGGGGTTGAACTCGGCAATGGACAGTCGGCAGTAGCCTGCGTCCTTGACGAACTGTTTCCCCTGCCGTACCATGGTTTTCTTAGGGTACAGCACTTTTTTCTGAGGTTTCACGACCAGATTCCCGAAAAACTCGCGGAGCAATTTTTTGAGTGGAGTTAAAGCTAGTTCTAGGTCCACGCTAAACTCCTCGGCTCTCTCCGTGTTGAAGGGGAAGCCGTTGGTCTGCTGGTGGAAGAGGTACTCAGCGAGGCGCATCTCATTACGTGCAGCTTCTTCCTTGAAGCCGAGATCATGTATGTAACGCCATAGGTGACAGAGAACACCAACGTCACCCCCGCAGTAAACTTGCATCTCTTCGTTCCAGCGTTCCCATCCACCGTCGTAGTCCATCTTGTGATAACCGAGACGCTTGCCCCACGCTTCGAGCGAGTGACTCCCTATCATCTTGCCGGGGAGCTTGCCCTTGCGGAACATGGAGTAGTCGCGGTCCTTCTGATCGGTGAAGCGATGCTGTGCTAGTATCATGCTGTCCCACTTGGCAGTCACCTTCGGCTTCCAGTCACAGAGCTTCTCTAAGACCGGGTAGTCGTAGCCGATGCCATTGTGGGCGAGCAGGATGTCCGCTTCGTCTAGTACATAGAGTCCGTGTTCGTAGTGCGGACGCGAGGGGTCATGCAGGGAGGAGCCGTCGAACAACGTCTCCTCCGTCCAAGCATCCTTGATGACGAGCGAATGTATCTTGTCTACCTTCGGCAGAAGCTCGTTCGCTTCGATGTCGAAGGCGTACACCTTCAGGTCTCTCAATACTCTCCCTTCTCGAACGGGTTCTCATCGGTGTCTTTTACCGGCGGCTTGTCATAGACTTCAATACCCAAGTCCTCCAGCATGCCGGTAGGCGGGTCATACCTGATCTGGAATGTCTTACCTGTTGCGCGGCCAGTGTATCTGTCTTTGAGACAGCGTACAGTCGTTGTCCGTCGTTCGAGCGGATCGACATGCTGCTGATCGCGTTCAAGTCCCCAAGCATAATGGCTCCAGATTCCGATGGAGTGGCTTCCCCGCATGTGACGCAACTGGACCCGCCCACCCTCTTCGTGAGACGTGCCTTCAGGCCGAGCCAAGTGAGATACAGAAATGATGGCACAGTCAATCTCCTTTACTAGGCCACCCATCTCCGCTAGGATAACGTCAAGCTCCTTGCGTTCGTCCTGAGTCGCGGCAGCGAGTGCAGTAATGTGATCCAAAACAAATACCCGAGTGCCGCAGGTATGTGCGAGAAAGCGCATCCGCTCTCCTATCACGCTCCATTCGTTGATACCGAAGGAGTCGTAGAGATGCAGCTTCCCCGGCGATGACTTCAGCGAGTCGATCCCATCTTGCCGTTGCTTCGGTGTCCACTCTCCGAGGTGCTCGGGTATGTGGAGTGGCTTGCCAGCAAACTTTCCGGCCAGACGCACCCCGGTTTCGAGCGGCGCTTGTTCGAGCATGAACGTGGCGCAGTTGACTCCTCCTTCCATCAGGTTCTTGACGATCTGAAGCATGAAGTCGGTCTTGCCTGCTGCCGTCCCCGCTCCGATCATGTGAATCTCTCCCATCCGTAGACCCATGGATAACTCGGTCATGGAGGGGAAGCCGAAGTCGAGACCCTCTTCGGGCTGCTTGTCGAAGTCTATCTCGTCAAGCGTGACGATGGCGTCGGGCGTGTACCGCTTGGCGTTGTAGATGCAGCCCTTGAACTCACCCGCGAGGTCGGCCTTGAGCATGTCGCTCGCGTCCTTCTCGGGGAGGCTGGCTATCAATGCCTTGTCGTGTCCGATGATCTCCGCTGCGATCTCCGCTGCGGCCCGGCCCTGCTCGTCGTTGTCGAAGCAGAGCACCACTTCATCGAAGCGCCGGAACAACTCGCGGTGCATGCTGATGTACTTCTTGATCTGCGGCCCGGCCCCGCAGCCTATCGACCAGACAGGCCAAGTGTAGTTGAACATCTGGTACGCTGCGAGGGCATCAAGCTCTCCCTCGGTGACGACCAGACGCTTGCCGGTGTCGCTCCGCACACGAGACCCGAAGGGCTGCGCGAGGATGCTGTTACCCTTCCAAGGGAACTGCTTGTCCTTGGTCCGCAAGTGTTGCGCGACTAGCTTATTGTTCTTGTCGTAGTACGGGTAGACCTGCACCATACCAAGGCGCTCGTCACGCGCCAGCGTGACACCGTACTCCTTTAGTGCGCGAACATCTATGCGTCGAGGGACCAATCCCTCTGCTGGCGTCTCTCCCACTAGGGGCGTGAACGATTTCTTTGAGCCTACGTCATCCTTCACAATGACCTTCCCCCCTTCGCCATTCGTATGAGTACCGCAGGAGTAACAGTGGGTGTGACCATCGGTGTATACTGCGCAAGCATCGGAGCTATCGCAGTCACCACACGGTCCCTTGTAGATGACGTGGCTCTCACTGAACTCAGCGTCCGTGTTCAACGTATTCACGGAGCATGGTAGTCCACTTGTCCACGCTGAACGAGGAGCCGGGATCGTGCTTGCGCCCTCGTGACTGAGCCGAGTGCAAGTCCCAGTTGTACTCGGGGCTGTGCAGGTAGCTCTTCTCCTTGTCGAGGTACTGCACGATGTCAATCAGTCCCGAGTAGTACGACTGCGTGTAGTAGTGCTCACTGCTGTTGATCTTGGTGTAGAGTGCGGTGATGTCGTACACACCGGGGATGAGCATCTCCACTCCGCACGAGTCGCGGTTCGCACCCGCTGCTTGCCAGAGTGTAGTGCGTGGGTCTTGGTGCTGCACGACCTGACCCGCTGGCGTGATGCTGAAGTGTACGCCGCGGCCCAGCATTTCGAGTAGCTCCCACGCATGGACGATGCGGCCCTCGAAGTAGATGTACTCAGCCATGGCATGTATCATCAGGTAACCGTGTTGCCTACTCTGACCCTTGCCGGGAAACTGGATTCCCTTGGCTATAGTGGGAGGAGCCATATCAATCCTTTCGCAAACGCCATGCTGCCTGACATGGCGAGCAGAATGAAGACTGCGAGGACTGCGAGGAAGAGGCCGACTGCGAGGAAGATGTCCTTCCATGGCTCCTTCATCTGCTGCATGCCCCAAGCAATCATTGCGAGCAGTGGCAGGCGATCCGCGAACCTGTAGGAAAAACTCAAAATTCCGAATCCAAGAATCACGAAAAACGCGCCAAGTAAAAATTCGAGTGGCGTCATTTCGAGTTGATCTCCCGAGCGATCTGTACGGCGCGGATAACGGCCTCCACAACGTACCTTTCGCTAACCTCGGTGCTGACGGTAATCCCCGGTCTGAGGATTGGTGACTCAATCTCTATAACCCAAGTGTTGTTCAAAAGGTCACTCCTAGTTCTGCGAGAGCCGCGATGGACTGACGGAAGGGTGGTTCGTAGTGCCACTCAGTCGGGATCGACTTGTTGGCCCAAGGGAAACCTTTGGTTTCACACCACTTCGCGTAAGACGTTCGGCTCGTCTTGTTCAACTTGTTGGCCGCACGACCGAATACCATGCGGATTTCAAGCTCGGGATGATCGCGCTTCACGGCCCTCATCTTGCGTCGGTCGCCAGAGGTGAAGTACCCCTTGGCTTCGATGATGATGCCGTTCGGCAACACGTAGTCGGGGACGTAGTGACAGACCAGAGAGTATGGAATGCGGCAAGGCTCGTACTTGTACTTGTGCTTGCCCCATTCCAGTTCTCTGTCCAGCCTCGTCTCAAGGCCGGAACGGGCCACGTCTAGTACTGACCGTCGTCGTCGTTCTCCGGTGCGTCCGCGAACTTCTCAGCCTTGCCACCGTCGAAGCCACCCTCGACTGCGCCGAAGCCAGCGTCCTCGGCAGTGTTGATGCCACCGCTGAAGGGCACGAGGTCAACGATCTGGACAGCACCCAAGCGCAGCGAGATACCTACGCCGCTCTGCTTGTTGTAGTACGCCCGAAGCGTGATGTTGGCGCACATCTTGGTACCGTTGCCGATGTTGAGCTTGGTCTCGACCCGCTCACCGGCTCCGTTGAAGATGGGCATCTCCCGCTTCCAATCCTCGCCCTCCTTCGTGGTCCCGCTGGCGATGCTCTTCGGATTGATGTAGATGCGCCCGGTCGGCTCATCCTCGTCATCCGTCTCGGTGTAGTACGGAGTGTTCTCCGAAGGCCGGATCGCTTTCTTGGCCTTGACCGTCGTGGCCTGCTCGGTGAAGTACTCCATGGCCGACTCCATGAGCGAGTCCATGATGTCCGTCATCACGGTCACTTCTTCGTCGGCTGGGTCAAAGAACATCTTGACCTTCCAATCACCCGCGGAGTTGTACTCGAAGTCAGGCGTCTCCAGATACGCATACTGGCCGATGCCGACCGGCGTATTCAGCTTGACTTCCAGCCCAGCGTCCTTGATCGGGTCTACTCTTTTTGCCATGTGCTTCTCCTAGTGTGCGATGCGGCACGTCGGGTAAGCCGTAGTTGGCCTCTTCGATGCCGCAGGGTTGAGTGCTACATAAATCTGGTCGAATCCGTACTCGTTCTTGATCGTCACTTGGTACACCTTGCACCCGGTAGCGGAGAAGACGAGCTTCTCGTGCCGCGTCTCGATTCCGGTGTTCCGCTTCTGGTACACGTCGAGCAGGTAGCCCACGATTCCCCCGCCCACGGCTCCGAGAAGGATCATCATTATGAGCATTGGCCTGAAGTCAGGCATGCAACCTCCTAGCTGAAGAAGTAGCGGGAGTCTCGAACCTGCTGAATGTCGAGCGTCCCTTGTGGTGGCGGTGGCGGTACCTCTGCCACGAGCGAGAACTCCTTGTGCAACTGACCGGCCACGTCCTGCCCATCGTACAACTGGATGAACGCTTCGCGTGTGGCCGCGGCGAGTGCCGGGACATCGCAAGCGTGGGTGGCGTAGCAGTCGTGAACCATCCCGAAGGACTCGACCCCCTCCGCTGACGCTCGGACCACAGCCATCATCAAGGCGGCTGCGTCGAGCGAGTGGATGTAGTTAGGGGCGATGCTGTTCTTGTGCTTGTGGAGTAGCGGCTCCTTGGTTGCGCGGTAGGTGGAGAGTCGGAGCGCCTGCCCGGCCAACACCGTCTTGACCATGTGGCGCTTCACATCGTAGTACTCTTGCCGGGCCGGGAAGCCGGTCACAGGGACCGTCCACTCGACCACCCCGGCGACCGGAACGACCGCTGCTGCGCATTCCGCGAGCCATTCCATTGCCCCGAAAGCAGCTACGACGGTGTGCTCCAGCGACCGCCAGATGATCTTGGCTAGGTACTGCGTCTTCTCTCCGAGGTCTGGATCGGGTTCGTCCACCAACGACTCCTGTAACTGCCGGGCCATGCCGAAAGTCTTGGAGCCGTAAGCGAAGGTCATGGTTGGTCGTTTGAATAGTGAGCGCGATAGGTGCCCACTTCCAAGCCACCAGTTAGCCGTAGCCATGCCAACAGTAGCCTCCGTAGCCAGTATCTCTCTTGCTGACGTATGAACGGCGTTGTAGACATCACGAGGCAGAGGTTCGGGAGTGAGATTGACTTCACGCGCACCGGCAGAATCCCTAAATAGTGCCGCGAAGTGTTGCAGACCGTTGCATGTACCGTCTTGTCCGATTGGCAGAGCACACCTGTAATGCACCCCTTGCCCTTCAGCGTCAGCTTGAAGATACCCACTCCATGCGATACAGAATGCGAGAAACTGAAACGGCTTGTCGGCATCCGACCACCAGTCAAATTGTTGAGGGTCTCGCGCCACTTGTTGAATTGCGTCACTGTGAGCATGAATCCATTGTACTCGCTGCTCAAAGGATTGTTTGCTGAACTTGATTCCATCATACTCTCCTAGACAGTTGGCCCCATGAACAGCCAACCAGAAATGGCCAGTGTCCCCAAGAGGCTTACTATCAGCAAATAGTAGAAGACCCCTCTGTAGATCACTGCCTTGCGGTTGGAGTCCCGAGCAGATTGGGTAAGTTCGTCCACGGAAATCAAGGTTGTGTGGGAACCAGATATTCTCGAATTTCTCAAACTGTTCAGCCAAGCTGATAGCTGTGAGCCATTCGATAAGCTTGCTGGCGCGCAGGTTGTTACCTTCCTTGACTCCTGCGGTTCGTCTCTTCCAATCCCGAAACTCGACGGATTGTGCTTCAGTATGCGCGCTCTTGGGCAGTCCGGGCACCAGCCAAGCTGGTCGTTCAGGTAACGTATCCGGCTCGGAGTCTGGGAGACCTCCCAGCGAACTGCCTGCTCTCCGCAAGTCCCTAACCACGGACAGGACTTGGCTGTTGACTCGCCATGCGGTGTCTTGGATGGCGTTGAGTCCTTCGTAGACGAACGGCATGTCTGCGTCTCGGGCTCTAGCTCCAGAAGATTTCCTAACCAATCCATACTTGCCTCTGAGTGCATAGTGATAGCCTCCGTTCAGGTCTTGGCTCCACGGTAGCGGAGGGATGACCATCGGCAGGGCTTGAGGTCGGGTGAACTGAAGGATGTCGTTGGTCTTGTCGATGAGGTCTCGCGTCTCGTCAGTCAGCACGAAGGTCTTGATGGCCTTGTGCTTTCCTTTCTTCTTGAGGCGCACGAGTGGGAACGATCCGATTCCGGTGTTACTGACGCACACGTTGATGAGCTTGACGCCGATCAACATGGCTTCCCGGTCGGACATCACCTCGTCTTCCACCCCAGCGTACCGGGCGGCTTGGTTGAGGGCGTATGCTTTGTGAACGTAGCTGGACGTGTTGAACCGCCGCATGCGAAACTCGAAGAGTCCCTTGGCCTCGGCGCGCAACTTGATGTACCGCGACTCGTCATGTATGAGTCGGGCGATGGTCGGCGCGAGGCGAGCTACGTTGGTGTCGAGGTGTGGCTTGCCGAGCAGCGTCTTGATTGTAATGAACGCCGCGGCTTCTACTCCAATGATGTTGACCCACTTCGTTAGCAGGTACCATGGGCGTTGGTCGGGTGCGTCGATGGCGTTCTGAATGCCTTGGATGGTAGGCTCCAAAATCTTCAGAAGCAAATTTCGGGCGGCGCCCTCGCTAGCCGCGTCCCCCTCCTCCGCTAAGGCCATCAGCCTCTTTCGGAATCTCTGGGCTCCTGCTGCTAGTGCTTCATCTTCAAGGTCTCTCTGGGTTGCTTCCACTGGCTATCCTCTGGTGGGGGGATAAGGACAATGCTAGGGGGCACTCTCTCAGGAAGGCTAACGCTGGATCACATCATTGCTACCTTCTTGCCCTAAGTAGCTACCTTAGGTAGTCCTCTATCTGTCATCTTCTCTATGTGTCCAAAAGAACGTGTCATAATGACACATATTGTAAGCGCCTACTGGTAGCTCACTTGGCTCTTCCGCTGTCCATTCAGGACCGGATCGTTGAGTTCGTCCATCAGCCTCGCGATGTACTTCACGAGGTCGCCCTTGGCCTTGACAAGATCGCCGTATGCGTGT